AACACGACCCTTGATGCGACCGGCGAGACCGTATTCAGAAGGATCATTGCGCCGCGGGAGTCAACTAATGGAGTTGGCGGTTTGCAAATCTGGCATTCTGGTGGAACTGGGGTCGATTTGAACGCGAACGCTATCAGCCTCGCGCATCCGCAAGGGACCAGCGTTCTTGTTTCGACCGTCGATGCGATCAATGACGGGAACTGGCATCACGTCGCATTCAGCCGATCAGGCACCATCCTCCGCGCTTTTCTTGACGGGGTTCTGAAGCAAAACGTGACCGACAGCACTGCATTCACCCTGATGGGGACCGAAGGCATAAAAATTGGTGGGCGCGCCGACCTGAATGTCGATGCGTTTTTTAATGGGTCGCTGGATGAACTGCGGTTCATCAGGAGCGCGGTCTATACGGCAGCGTTCACGCCGCCCGCTGCGCCTTTCTCAATCCCTGCAGGCGACCGGCCTGAATCGATCCGCATCGAACTTGAATCGCAGCGGGATGGAATCATCAGCCTGCAAAAGCACAATCTGACGATTCCACTGGTTTGATCACCAGATAAAGTCGGCACGGCGATAAATCCGCGCGCGGTCCATCTTGATGAATGCATTCGCGCGGATCACCGATCCGCCGTTGCAATTGTCCTGCGTTCGCGTTTCCTTGACCCGATAATCCGCGACGATTTCGCCCGCCGCATTCGCGATGGTGATCACCAGCGTGACTTCATCGGGGATCAGATAGCAGACCCCGACGAATGGGACGCAAAGCGCCCGAGCGATTGCCGCGCCTTTTTCCATTTTGGAAAAAGTCAGAATCCATTCGTTTCCGAAATTTCCGCGCAATTGCTGGAAAGACATTTCCCGCGCCTTTGCCTCGAATGCCGCGCTGATCGATCGCCCGTCGCGGCTCAGGAAAAACCCGTCGATATCGGCCGAAGTTTCCTGCGGGGTTTCAACGTATTGCCGGCCGACATATGAAAGCCCGACGCGCGCATCTTCGACCGCTTTTCTTCCCCTTTCCGATAGAACATCAAGCCCCATCCTTCCCCTCCTTTCGTTTCCATGCCCGAACAATCCACGGATGCGCTGTCAGCGCCGCATTAAAGCCAACAGGCCCGCCGATCAGCACCGCGGCAAGCTGCGACAAGCTGGCGTCCGGAACGGCCCGCCACAGCGTTAATTGCGCAAGCCCGATCGCAATCGCGGTCATGCTGCCAAGCCAGCGCGCCCGATGGATGACGTTCTGTTGCTGGAACACCAGCAGAAAGACCGTCGCGAATGCCGATGCGAAAAGGATCGCGTGGGTCATGACTCGCCCGCCAAAATGGACAGTTCGATTTGCGGGTGATCGGTCCAGACCGGCGCGCTGTTGAATGCCTCGATCCTTTCCGCGATGATCGCCGCGCGCTGCCAATTCGTCGGCGGCATATACATGCCGAATCGATTCGCCGCGGAACTGTTCACCGCGGCATTCGTGCTGTCAGCGCTTGCCAGCGGAAGCCGGCTGAATATCTCCGGATCAAGCATGCGAAGCCCGTGAAGCCTGCAGCGCGGCCGACCTTCGGCATCGCATATGACTGCCATCGCTTCGTTCATCCGGCGCCACCAGCCCGCGGTCCCGGGCGTCGCCCATTGACCCGAACTGCCGATCGCGACCGTCCTGAAATCGACGCTCAGGCGCGCAAGCCGATCAAGCGATTCGTGAAGATGCCAGACGGGAACCCCGAAGCGGATCAGCCCGGAATCGGCCCACTGGTAGATCAGCGAATCATTCGCCCATTCGTCGCCGTCGATGACATCGGGGATCAATGCCCAATCGAAGCCCGGGTGCAGGCACCATTCGCGAACCCACGCGACATAGCCCGGGACATCGAGGGTCCCGCCTGATTTCCAGACCGTGAAAGCGCCATTGTCCAGAATGAAGGATTGACAGGCATCGGCAGCGGCGCCGATGTCCTCCTGCCGCGGGAATGGGATCAGGGCGTGGCGCCCGATCATAAAGCGCGCCACGTCCTGCCGCGGCCCGCCCATTGGGGTGCCGTGGTAATGGATCATTTAGCCTCCCGCGCGCCGCCTGATCCTTCGGCCTTTTCCTTCAGCCATTGATCGACATCGCTGACGCGCCATGCCCAAAGCTTCCCCATCTTGAAAGGCGTCGGGATGCTTTCGCTTTTGGCGATGATCGCCAGCCGGATCGCGCGCTCGGTGCGGCCCAGCTTCCGCGCGATGTCGGCGACATATAGAACATCAGGCCCGGGCATCTTTCGCGCCCTCGCCATTTAGATCAAGTTCACCGTCGCTCGGGAAAAGCCCGATCTCGATCGAGTCCTGCAAAAATTCCGCGATCCTTGCGACTTCATTCCCGGTCGGCTTGAAACTGACGCCGAAAACAAGCTTGATGCCGCCGCCGTCGATCGGGGTCGCCTTGATCTTTTTCACCTTGCACCCGTAATGCGCGCTGCCAAGGATATCGAGTCGGTAATGCTCGATTTCGTGCAGGAATTCCAGCGGGCCGAGCATGATGTTTCGAACCGATCCGCCGGGCAGGAAAAGGAAATCCGAAAGCCCGTCGCCCAGCATCAGCAGAACATCGGACGAAGTGATCGCCTCAAGCTTCAGATCGACCGCTAATTCCTTGCTGTCGTCCGGTCCTTCTTTCCGCGCGTTGATATGGGCGATTGTCGCCTCGCCGCTGAATTGAAATTTCATCTTGATTCCCCTTTAGAACGGAATGTCGTCGTCCATATCGTCGAAGCCGCCGCCGCCCGCCGGCCTGCGCTCCGCTGGCGCGCTTTTGGATGGCGCAGCGCTGGCGCGGGATGCTGGCGCGCTGGCGCGGCCTGAATCTTCACCTTCGCGCTTTCCGCCGAGCATCTGCATGCGATCGCCGCGAATTTCCGTGGTGTATCGATCGTTGCCGTCCTTGTCCTGCCACTTGCGGGTGCGCAAGCTTCCCTCGACGTAGACCATCGCGCCTTTCTTCAGATATTGCCCGCAGATTTCAGCGGTCTTGCCGAAGAATGCGACGCGATGCCATTCGGTCGCCTCCTGCATTTCGCCCGCCTTGTCCTTGTATTTTTCCGATGTCGCCATCGACAGGTTCGCCACCGCGTCGCCGCTGGGCAAATAACGCATATCAGGATCATCGCCAAGCCTGCCGATCAGAATCACCTTGTTGACTGATGCCATTTCATTCCTCCCCGCGAATATCGGCCGATGCCATTCGCGCGTCGAGTTCCGTCCCCTTCGCTTCGAGCGCGGCCTTGGTTTCCTTGAACTGCTCCCATGCAACAATCACCCGGAAGGTGATCCCGGCCTGCGCGCCGGTCGGATACGGACTCATTCCTGATTTTTGAAATTCGTCGATTCTGGATCGCCAGTGAAGCGAAATCTCATGCTCTTGGCATTCAGCCAAGGTCGCGAAAAGCGCGCCGTCATTGGCCTTAAATGCTGAAACCTGTTCCATATCAATCGCCCTCCTTTACGAAAACCCCGTCCACCATCCGGCCGCGCCGATCCTTGATTTCATTCCACGCGACCTCGATGCAATCCTCGATGTCCATCCCGTTCTGCGCGGCAAGGATCGTCAGCACGACCACCGCATCGCCGATCCCGTCGATGATTTCGTCGCGCCGGCCTTTCGCGATGCCATGCGCAAGTTCGCCGATTTCCTCCGTCAGCTTGACGAATTGGCGGAAACTGTCGCTCCCTTCGATCAAGTTGCGATCAGCGGCCCAGCCGCGAATTTTTGCGAATGCTTCCATCACTTCCCCTTTCCAGTTTGAAAAATTTCACCTTCGACTTGATCCATTCGCGCGTCTGATTTCTGCAGAGCCGCGACGAATGAATGGACCGCGATTTGCGCGGCCTGCGCGCCGGCATAAAGCGCAGCGCAGACCGCGACAATCAAGAGCGCTTTTCGCATTCCCCTTCCCCTTTGATGCTCATCCGAAGATCGCTGAAGTCGCCCAGCTTGACGGGCTTGCCATCCCGGGCCGACCTGAAAACCGATCCGCCGCCTTGATATGCGTGGTGCGTGACCGACTTTCCGAATTGCTGCAGCGCGCGCCGGGCGCATTCCTGCGCGCCCTGATGCGGTTTGTATTTGCTGCGCCCGCCTTGTCGAAGCTTCCGCGCGTCATATCGGCCGCTGAAGATTCCTTTACCCTTGCCGCGCGACTGATATGGGCTGACGGTGCCAAGCGCAAGCCGCCGCGCATTCGCGTCGCCGATTTTCATAATCTCGCCGATCATCACTGCGAGGGCGATCGCCCGGCCGAATGGTGTCCCTGTCTTCATCTTGCTTCCCTTTCTGCCGGCTTCCGCCGGCTGTTGATCATTCCGCCGCCATCTTCGCCCGCAGGCTCAGGTAAAGCTGTTTCAATTCGACGCGCTGTTCTTCGCTGGCGATGAATCGAATGTCATCCGCGAATGCATCGATCGTATCGATGTCGCCCGCCTTGTTCAGCCGATCGGCAATCTGCGCGTAGGTGACTTCGCGCGCCGCAGGCGCAGGATTGCCGCCGGAATCGCCAAAATCGGCCGCTGGTGCGTCGTTCTTCTCTGGCGCGGCCGCTTGCCTTGCCCGCCCCTTGATCGCGGCCTTGACGGCATCCGTTCGCGATCCCTGATCGGCTGGAACCGCATCGGGAGAAACTTCAAACCAATCGCCGACCGAACTCATTCCGTCGCGCAGCGATTGATAGATTTTCTTCAACTGGACCATCAATGCCGGGGTGATCGATTCAAGCCGGCGCTGAATCCGCTTTTCGATTTGATCGCGAGTCACCCCGAATGGCGCGAAAGCGTCGATCATTTTCTTGATCGATTCCGGGCTGGTGTCGGCATGCGTCGTCAGCGTGACTTCGCATTGCCGAACTGCCGCCTCGATTACGTCGCCGGGGATCACGCCGAGAATGCATGCGCGAAGCCGGCGCGCGCCCTGATTGGCGACCATTTCATAAATGTCGCGCGGGTCTTCCAGCTTATAGGAACCCTTTTTCGTATAGCGCGAGTGGGGAACCTGAAAGACCTTCACTTGCCGGGTGTTCGATTCCAAGTCCCAAGCGAAAGCCTCGACCGTGCTTTCCCCGTTCCGCTGTTCCAGTTCGCGAATTCCGAACTGAAGATTTCCCCAAGTCTGCGCAAGCGCTTCAGCCAGCCGGATGCTCGGGCCGGTTACATCGGCGCCGCCGCGGCCGTAGGAATAAAGCGCGCCCTCCGCAAGCGTGGGTCGCGCGCATGCCTGCAGGATGCGATCGGTCGCCGCCACCGGATCGCGCGGGAATTTCTTCGCGATCACCATCATCGCCTGAACCTCCTGCGCTTCCCGGGCCGACGCAGCATCGACCGTCGCGGCCGATTGCTTTGCCGCGCTAAAGGGGTTTTGTTGCTGGATTTCCTGTCCCATCTTGATTTCTCCTTTTATCCAATTTTCAGGCGCAGAACCCGCGCGCCCGCTTTCGTGGTGCTGTTTTCCCCAATCAGCGAAGCCATTTCCTCGGGGGTCTTGGAGGTTAGCGCTTCCCGGGCGATCTTTTCCCAATCGGTCAAAACGCTGTCCCGATTTGCTTTCCAGCTTGCCAGCACGGTGCCATCGCAGACGATTTCCTCGGCGTCGCCAAAGACCGGCAGGATTTCGTCCAAAATTGCCTTTTCTTCGTCGGCGGCGGATTTCTTCACGCGGCGAACTTCATCAAGCCGGCCGATCGCTTCAGCCACTTCCACCCCGACGAAAACCTGTTTCGAGGCGATATGCTTCGGCCAAAGGCGGCGCGCTTCGTCGGCAGTTCGCGGATCGGGCGCGACCCCTTCGATTACATGCCGGCGCCACCATGCGCTTGCTTCCGCGATGATGTCGGCCTCAAGCGATAGATCGCGCTGAAGATGGTAGACCCGGAAATCGCTGTTGCCGAAAAGCACCGCGATGTCGGCATAATTGCACCCGGTCAGCGCCATGTAAGCGGCGCACTGCATCAGATAGGACGGTGGGACAAGATCGGTCCCAGCCTCGCCCCAATCCGGGCTATTGCTGGCGAAAGCGCTTGCCGTTTTGCATTCGAGCAGGCGATCAGTCCTGATCTTGCCTTGATGACTTGCGACCTTTTCGCCGGGCGGGACGACCAGCCGATCAACGTGCCCGATCAGCGGAGCATCGGGATGGCGCAGCATCGGGTTGTATTTCTGGACCTTCAGCCCGGTAAAGCCGGAATATTCATCGGCGACGAATTGTTCCGCCATCGTGCCGAATCGCATCTGCAGGCTCGATTCGCTTTGCTCGACTTGCCCGGTCTTTTCAAGCCATACGTCCAGCGGCGATTTGAAAGGCGAAAGCCCGAAGATCGCGCCGATATCCGACCCGCCCAACCCTTCCAAGCGCTCCCGCAGAAATTCTTCTCTTGTTGCCATGTTTTCCCCTTGAGAATGGGCGGCTTTCGCCGCCCCTGATTGATTAAGCCGCAAGCTTCTCGGCCAATTCCAGCCCGCGCGCCTTGATCTTCGCGCCAAGCCCGAACCATGCGGTATCAAGCCGGCGATCTTGCGTGCGCCCCTTGTGGTGATCGATGTATTCGGTCACCGCATTCAGCATGCCCCAAGCGCTGTCGTTGACTGCCTCTTGAAAGCCGCCGATTTGCGCGCCGCGGAAAAGGTCCATCACCGAGCGATATCCCTTGCTGGCGCGAAGCTTGTCCATGTTGAAGGATTCGTCCATCCGCGCAAAGGGCGAGAAAAGATCGAGCAGAAATTCATCGGCTTCGTCTGGCGTGATCTTGCGCTGCGCCATCGCGTTCGCGTTATCGATGAAGCGCTCCCAGCTTTCAACCTTCAGGCCGAGCGAGTCCTTCACTTCGCTGGGCTTGAAAATCGCCGAGTGGGGAATGCTGATGCGATGCTGCCCAGCGTTGGACATCAAGCTTGCCTGCAGGGTGTTGTTGCAGACCACCCGAACCGTGGTGAATTGCGCGATCGTCGCCATCGATCCGTCATAACTGGTCGCCAGCATCAGGTAAGGCGCCACTTCATCATCCATCACCCGGGCGTTTTCGCCGAGCCGCGCCATTGCCCAAATTCTGCGCCCCTCGCGGATCGCGCCCAGCGTTTCCATTTTTGCGTGATTGCGTTCGACCAGCCCGCGGAAGAAAGCCAGAACATCGCTCGGCTGGACGATCCGATAATCCTTGCTGACGACCGAAAGCGGCGCATTCGTATCGCTGCGATAAAGAACGTGCTTGTCGCCGAATTCGCGCAGGCTTCCGTTCTGATAAAGCACCGGGGTCCTGATCGCATCCCAATTCAAGCCGGCCTGCTCGCGCCATTCATCGATCGATGCATCGGCATCAACCTCCTGTCCAAGCCCGTGCCAAGGCTTCGCGCCAACGTATGCAATCGCCGGAATGCCTGTCGTCATATCAATTTCGTGTGCCATTTTTTGATCTCCTGATCGTGGGTTGATTTTCTGGCGCCGGGTCATTTCCTTCGCCATTGGGATGAACAATAAAGAAAGAAAAAGAAAAGTGCAAGCGCAAAGCGAATCAAAAATCGATCAAAAGATTTGATCCGCCGATGTGGGATTTTTATCGGCCGATGCTCTAGCTTTTCGCGCCGCGATAGCAAATAATCGAAGCCCGGAAAAACAATCGAAAGGAATCAGGATGACAGATGACGAAATTCGCGCGCGCGGCTGGTCGGTGCCGATTTATCGCGCCGTCGCGGCCGCTGGCGGGGCGATCGCGGTCGCGCATCACTTCAAGCTTGCCGCCATGACCACCCCGATGCGCTGGTATAAGACCGGCCGGATCGGATCGCAATACATCGTCCCGCTTTGCGCGCTGGGTGGGAATGCGGTGCAACCCGATGAAATCCTGCGCGCAGTCTCGGCAAATCCAACCCTCGCGGCATAGGTGGCGCCATGAACGAAATCGAAATCGAAAACAAGAACCCGGCGCCGATCGTTGTCGCGTTGCGGCAAATTGCCGATTTGGTCGAGTCTGGAAATTTTCAATACAAATCCGGCGGGCTGATGGTCAATTTCGTCCAGCGGACGGAACCGATTCCAAACGGCCCGATCATGGATCAGGAAATCATCGGCCGCGAGGTGGTAATCACTTCCGATCTTGTGCTTGCTGAAAGCGCCATCCTGAAGACGCGGGTGGCGCCATGAACTTTTACCCCTTCCATATTGGCGACTATGCCAGCGCGACCCGGCACCTTTCATGGGACGAAGACATGGCATATCGCAGGCTGATCGATGCTTATTACACCCGCGAGGAATCGATTCCGCTGGATCGGCGCAAGGTCTATCGGCTGGTCATGGCAGGGACGCAGGCCCAGCGCGATGCGGTCGATGATGTCCTGCAGGAATTCTTCACCGAAACGCCGGCCGGCTGGGTCCATTCCAGATGCGAGGCAGAAATCAAAA